ATGTCTGGGGTATCTTTGACCAGAACATCTCTATAAACCAATTACTAGAATCATCTTATACTCTTTGCTATGCAGCCAAGTGGTACGGTGAATCTAAAATCATGTTTGACTCTATTCAAAAATCTGGCAAACAAAAAATGCTAGACTCTGTGCATAAACTTCTTGATGAAGCTGATGCTATAGTCCACTACAACGGTTCTAGGTTTGACATACCAATACTACACAAAGAGTTTTTACTCTCTGGTATGCCGCCTCCAGCACCCTCCAAACAGATAGATTTACTTCAGGTAGCAAGAAGACAGTTTAGGTTTGTTTCTAACAAACTAGATTATGTAGCACAGGCTTTAGGATTAGGTAGTAAGACAGAACATGAAGGTCATGCTTTATGGGTCAAGTGTATGAATGATGACCGTAAGGCATGGAAAACAATGGAAGAATATAATAAGAATGATGTTATATTACTTGAGAAAGTCTACGATAAATTCAAGGGTTGGATTAAACAACATCCAAATCATAACGCATATTCTGTTGACGTTTGTTGTCCTAATTGTGCTTCACGCAAATTACAAGCTCGTGGCACACAAAGAAGTAGGACTGCTATTTATCAACGCTATCAATGTCAAAATTGTGGGTCGTGGGCAAGGTCTGTTAAATCAGAAAAAATTGCCAAAGACTCTTTAGTAAATATATAGGAAAATTATGCAACGTTCAGAAGTAGAGATTATCTGTAATCACATGTTAGGTAGAACTATCGTATCTTGTGAAGCATTGCATGGAGATAGCACTATAATCATTACATTAGATAATGATAGTGTTGTGGAAATCTCAGGCGAAGAGCTAGCTCTCTATGGCGAACTAACGCCAATGGATGATTAGACGCAGATAATCACACCACCACTTACCTGACAGACGGTTACAGACCCATCAGGTGCTAGTATAGTAGTAGTTTGAGCCATAACCTGTTCTGTTCCCCAAATAGCTAATGCAGCTAATATTACAATAAATATCCAATAGATTTTACTCATCATCAAACCTCTCTAAGATAGCTTCTACTTCAGGTGGATTTACAGCATCTTCGTCTCTTGTAGCTTCTAATAGTTTATGCTTATACCAATCAGACTTTTCTAAATCTTGTTGTGGATTATCTTTAAACGGATAACGTAAGTCATACTTTAACTTACAACCTTTAAGATACCCAATGTATTCTTCTTTAGTTAAACGACTCTTAATTACATCTATTGCTTCTATACCACCCACTAAGTAATGTGGAGGTCTATTCACCATATCTACCATAACTATCCCCTTAGAAAAAATAAATCAATTAACTGATAACAACCATAAAATAACCAACTTATACCACCAACAATTAACAACCATACTATTACATCTAATATCTTTTCTGCTCTTGCCATTTACCATACTCCCTTCCTACAGTTACAGATACATAATTCCTATTTTTAAATCGTTTATCTAGCTCATTGCTATAAGTCCATTTAGGCAAAGTAAAGTATCCTTGGCTTTCTAAATACTTTAATCTTGTTCTACAAACAACGCATTGTTGCACAATACTTTTAATGCTGCAACCAGGATTTGATTCTATATAACTTATAATAAACTTTGCTTGTCGTTGGTCATCTAGTTTAGTGTACATCTTTTACTCCATGCAATTGTTCTATAAGTCTAGCAAATCTAAATATCTTTTCAAGTGTGACAAGTTGGTCACCTTTACCAAATGCTTGTTTATATACCTTTATAATTTCTTCTTGAGTAAGTGGTTTAGAGTCCACCATGTGCCTCCGTTAGTTTCTTACTATCGTACTTAGATAATCCTTTATATTCTTCTACAGGCTCACCTGCAAATAAAGGTGTTATCTTAATGTGATGCGTTGTATTCTTTAAGTCGTTTAAATATGAGAGTTGATTAGGATGAAATGACCACAAATAAGACTTTTTTAGGTCTCCAGACTTAGTACAAAACTCTTCATACAAAAATGCAAGTGGTTCTTTTTTAGCCATTAGTAAAACTCCATTCTGCCTAATTTAACTACTTTCTTTTTTTTCCAAATATGTTGCATGTTTATACTATCATCATGAAAATAATATGTAGTATTTCCAACAGGGTTAGCATACTTCTTAAAAAACAATGTGTCTACTACTAAAAGTTTAGTCTTTAATAATGCTGCTTTATCTATATTCTTTTCATTAACTTTCATCATATCTTGTATGCCTATAAATTGACCTTTGGAAAAAGTTACCTCACACGCATCTTTACCAAATTTACCAGACCTAACTCTATTTATTATAGTAAAAAGCACGCCCAATTTGGCTTCAAGTGGTTGTGTATTTGCTTCTGTAAAAATTGCCAAGCTAATACAGTGAACATCTGCTTCTGAAACATGTATATCCATGATACCTTTCTAATGATTATCCGGTGTCTAGCAAACCCACATAAGCGTATAATTCTATTATATTGTGCAATTAAGCATAATATATTAATTAAGGATAAATACCATGTGGACAACTCCAGCAGCTACAGAAATGCGTTTTGGCTTTGAAGTAACTTTATACGTCATGAACAGATAATGCTTTCATGCGGTGCTTCCTTCTCAGAAATGGGAAGGAAAGCATCAGTTAGTATCTTATCGTAATATTCTTTAGCAACATTTTCAGCAGCTTTAATATCTTTAAAATTGCCAACATGAATTGCTTTACCATTCACAGTAAAACTTACTTTATAGTAAGCTCTATCTTTAGTCACTCCCACTATACCAGTCTTACTAACTTTAAATTTTTTGTTTAAAGCGTTTTGACTTACATTTACTAATCTTAAATTTTCAATTCTATTATCAGATTTGTCACGATTAATGTGGTCTATTTGCATATTATCAGGTATTGCACCTTTTAATAAAGACCACACTAACCTATGAGCATAATAAACACTATTATTATATTGAATTACTATATATCCTTCTTTGCGTAAAGTACCAGCTTTTTTATTGCTTTTTAACCAATGTAAATGACCGTCTTTATATACAAAGTATTTTGGTAGTTCACTAACATTAATAGGTTTAATTTTTTTCATATTAAAATGGAACATCACTTTCATCCGCACCTTCAACAGCAGGTTTAAGTCTTTCATCCGTTGCTACCATTGCTACAGCACCAGCAATAAACTTACCATTAGCACCTTCTCTAACCCAACCTGATAAAGTAAACTCAATACCATCTACATTTAACTTACCACGATAGTCTGGTCGTTTAGGATTATCACCTTTGTCATTCTTGTTTAATGTAAACGTGTTTGTGTTGTTATACTCAGCCATATATTACTCCTTTAGTTTAATAATTGTTTGTTCTACTTCGTCTAAAAATTTAATGACCTCTGTTTCTAGCTCATTAATCATATCATCATTTCTATCAACCCTTGCTACAAATAACTGTAGTTCTCCCTCAGGGAAGTTAGGATTATAGCTTACAAAATCAACCCACTTAGCACCGGTGCAAGCTAACTGCCATTGCATCTGCGGAATGTATTTACTAGGAACTGACTTACTCATAAGCGTATTGGTATGGGTTGTTTCTATAGGGCATTTAATCTCTATAAGACCTGCATACTTACCATCTTCTTCTGCATTTACAGCTCCGTCAGGACTAGCACCACTATTCTTGATAATAGGATGGTCAAAGAAACCTACCTCTGTTACAGATACCCCTCTAGTTCTTTCATAAAGCTCCCTAGCAGCACTTTCTCTTTCAATACCATCTAACATAGCCTGACTAACAAAACCACTATCTGCCTTCTTTCCTGTAAGTCTTTCGGTTACAATTTGAATAAGATAATTTTGTCTACTTGTAGAAACTCCTGTTTTGGTTTTAGCTATAACATCTGAGATACGTGATGCAGTAACCTTAGCTATTCTTTGTGCAAGCCAGGCTTCATTTACAACTCCATCTATTCTTTGGGCTTCCATTATAGGAAGTCCTTGTTAGATACTGCCTTTAAAGCTGGTTGTTCTGACTCTGGAATATCCTCACCGCTATAGATGTATAAACCAATGCCATGTAACGCAATAGCTTTAGCTAAACAACGTTGCATAGCTGTATTAACTGCCATAGCGTCAGGGTTAGGGATAGCTTGATTTCTAAAGTTAAGCACAGGTAATTGAGCTGTCATAGATTTACCAAACGCATGGACTGTGCAGAATACCATAAGTGTTTCACCAAATTGTTTAGGTTCACCATAAGACCATGTAGCAGTTGGGTCTTGCTGTAGAAGAGTATCCACAGCCCAAGCCCATGATAAGTATGATAGACCATTCTTTTTCTCAATATGGTCTGATACATTAATCTTACGTAGTTCGTTATAGTTCATCTTTCTCTCCTGTTGTTGTAATTGTTGCTGGTGCTGTTCCATCATCACCTGGTCGTAATGTTGTTGTTGTGACATTTGCTCTCTCCCATTTGTCGTTATCTAATTTAAGTTCGTCATTCAATCGTTTAAGAATATCTGCTATCTGTTCTAAACCATTCGCCATACAAAGTATCCTATAAAAATTATCATAAAGCAAACAATATATTTATTCATATTGCACCTGCCAACTTACCCATGATTTGTAAGCAAAGCCATACATAAGCCCAAAATGCTACTGCTATTACTATCATTGTTTTTACACTCATGTTTCTCTCCTGGTTAAAGTGACTGCTTACGCAGCCACCTTTTGTATTTCGACAAAGTTAAGGTCATTCTCACTATATCCACAAACTCTTAAAAGTGCTTTTTTAGCATCTTCAACAGTTCTAAAAGCTCCTCTACCTCTACGTTGTTTACCTGCACCCATACAAGTCCAATTCCATGTATTTACTATTTCGTGATTTTCTACAATAGCATCTAAAATAATTGCACCAACTTTAAAATTGTCTTTTTTTGTATAAACTCTAATTGTTGTCATTTGTTCTCTCCTAAAAATTAATTACTACAATGCCTATCTTAATGGCAAAAAAACACTTGTCAAGTATTTTCTATAAAAAAAATAGTTTGCATATAGAATTTACCTATGTTAGTGTTTTGCTCCATGGACATATTGCGTTACATTATATTAGATGAATTTGACGGAAAACCGCTAAGAGCCTTTAGTAACAAGGCATCTGCTAAATGGTTTTTAGAGTCAAGACCTAATTGCAAGCTCCATATTTTGCCTAAAGCAAAAGTTGTGCCAGTAACAGAACTTTATGAAGAATGTTTATTTTAAGGAGAGTATATGAAATACAGAGTAAAGAATTGGGATAAGTTTCAGCATTATAAACCTAAGACTTATGCAGATGAAACTAAGAAAATGCCATGGTTTAAA